CTTCAATTAATAAACCAAAATGAATTTAATCCAAACTCTACTGGACAGCACTGTATCTCTTAAATCGCTAGGAGTCAGTGCTTGTGTAGGTGGTGCCGCAGTTTTACTGTGGAGGCATCGTGAGCGCGTGTTGGGCTATGCAGCAATAGGGCTGTATCCCAACGTTTTGGTTAATACCCCCAGCCGTGTGATCCAAAATCTAACCATGGATCACACTCGGAAGGATGTGAGACGAGATTTCTACCCAATTGATAGTCTTGAATCCACCGAGCCAACACGAACTTCAGATAACGGTCACCCAGTTTCTGGTGCTGTTAGAGATTGTGCAAGGCGCACTATTGATCAAGCATTGCTTGCTTCTGGTTTAACAAAACTGGAAATATCACCATCTGATCGCTCAAATTGCGATCGTTCAATAGTGCAATATTATGCACCAAATGATTTAGAACGTCCAATTTCTAATGCAAAACCAACTGCTACGGATGTAGTAGTTGGAATTGATGTTGATTATTATATTAAAGATTTTGGGGAAGTGTTCGGTATGTTGGCCCCATGCTTGTTTCATACATTTCAACCCCAGGCCGTCGCGGGCAAAGATGGCGATGCGTTTTATAGGGTTAAAGATAATAAGGTAGTGTATGAGGTAGGTGGTGGTAATGTTTGGTCGCACAATGTGTGGGACTGGGCAGTTTCAGGTGAATTTATTGAGACTGATGTTGTTGGTAAGAATTGGTTTGACCAATTGGGAAGAAATTTCTTGTGGATACTTGGTTTACATCAGGTCGTATTCACTAAGGTGCATCACTCACGACCATGGAAGGCTTGTCCCCATAGGTTGTTTGTCTGGACAATCCCACAGTTTACTGTGTGGAAATGGCGATTTTTGCCAACTAATCTTGGAGCCCGGAGGTTAAAGCATATTGTTTATGCTGATAAGACTAGACCCGGGTGGAATTCCATTGTTTATGTCAATCAAGAAGGTAATTTAAGAATCAATTTTGGACGTGATGGAGAAGATGCCACTGTTGATTTGTTGAAGGAAGACTTTGATATTTTAATGGGACTCCAATCACAACAATCTGTTACAAGTCGTATGATTGGGATGAAATATACTGATTCCAAGATATTAGCATTAACCGGGCAATATTACCGTAAGGGAGTTTCTGATATGCCGGATCCTACCAGGTTGGTGCGGTCGACGGTTCCGAAAGTCCATTGGCCTATAGCCACTGAAGCTGAACAACCCGAGGTTAGTAGTCGGCAGTATTCAGCACCACTCGTAACTGATCATAATTTGATGCCTATGATCAGACGGTGGGAAGCAATGTCGCTGTCAATCGACAGGAGGGTGACCTTTTATAAAAATGATAAGGTTCCGAACAAGAAAATTCAAGCTTATGCTATAGAATTTGCGAAATTGGTTGTACCTGTGGCACATGAAGGTGTGCCATATACTTTAGAGGAAACAGCAATGCTCCTTGATAAGCCTTCGCAAGTTTTGGCTACCAAGCAAGTTTGGGAAACTGTCGAAATGGCGCCCCAAAAGAAAATTGAAGCTTTCATGAAAAACGAAGCTTGTATGAAATCAGCTAGGATTATATCATCTTATCCTGATATTCGATTCTTACTCCAGTTTTCACAATATACTTTGAAATATCGTGATGATGTATTGCATAACGAACACAATAAGCATTGGTTTTGTCCTGGTAAGTCACCAGTTGAAATAGCCAAGTGCGTTATGGATTACGCTGCTGGAGTGGATGAAATTGGTGAGACTGATTTTGAGAATCTTGATGGGACAACATCCAAATGGTTACAAATGCAAGTATATGTTGCTTGTATGTTGCGTTATTACCATCCTGATTACCACTTCGCAATTCGTGAATATGCTAATTATTTACTTAGCATTCCAGCTTTTGCTAAGCGCTTCAATTTTAAATATGAGCCCGGTGAGGGAGTTAAAAGTGGAAACCCAGCCACTTGTGACGGTAATACTCATACTAATGGTTTTGAAGAATATTGTTGTATTCGAGAAACATTCTCACATTTAACATCGTTTGAATGTTTCTGCCTAATTGGCCCCAAATTTGGTGATGATGGGTTAACTCGTAGAGAACTTAAACGAGCCCACACAAAAGTTTGTGACCAATTAGGATTGCGTATGAAATTTGAGACTTGCTTGCCTGATACCGGCGTAACCTTTTTAGCAAGGGTGTACGTCGATCCTTGGACAACCAGTACGACTATGCAGGATCCGCTTCGAACTTGGAGAAAACTGCATCTCACTACCAGAGACCCTAATGTTCCTTTGGAAACAGCCGCCTTAGATCGACTGGATGGTTACATGGTCACTGATCGGTTTACACCGATAACTAGTGATTATTGTCAAATGATCCAGCGTAGTTATATTGCAAAGGTGGCTGAGGATACCAAAAGAAGTCTAAGGTTGTCAAAAGATCGTGAGAAGACATACTGGTTAACCCAAGGTGGCGCTTGGCCCCAGGATCCAAATGATTATGATTTAATGTTTAATTGCATTTCAGTCCGAACTGGATTCGATAAGGAAGTGTTAGACGAATTCAGGTTGCATTTACAACAGCTTAATAATCCCTGGGAGCTCCGTTCCCTCAATCGAGATGAAGAGCCCTGTCCATATAAAGATACACTCGATGAGGATGCTATGCCAACGGAGCCTTTGGACGCTCGTCAAATACAAGAAGATGTTGAAAGTAAGCATTTACGAGCAAACCCTGAGACTACCCGAACGAGTCGCAGAGAAAATCAATCCCCTGGTGGAGGAACTCCGCCTTCTAGAAGTAGAAGACGAGGCAATCCAACGGGATTTGCTAAATTTCCAAACCTGCCTAAGAGCAGTGAACGAAAAGTTGGAAAGGGCGGTAACGGCACTAACACTAAAACCGCGTTTAGTGCTGGCGCTGAAAGGAGAACCAATTCCTCCAAGCAGCCAATATCGCCTGGAGCAAATAAAAGCCCTCAAGCAGGCCCTTCAGGTATTAGAAGACCAACAGGAAACTCAGGTGCAGGAACCGCACAACGAAAACCTGTAATAACTGGTTAACATTGCGTTGATCAGTCCCTATTTTAAATAACTG